ACATGGCGGCGAATGAGCATGAACCCGGTTGCTACGCTCTCTACGCGCATCAGGCCATTCTCATCAAATTCCAATTGGCTGTCTTCATCCAGATAGAAATCCAAAAAGAACTTGGCATCTGCGGCTCTACGGGGGTATGTGCCAGCCACAATATCCCGGTCTGTAGACAGGGCCAACAGGCGGGTCACAGCCTCAACATTGATGACCACATCGGCATCCACAAACAGCATGTCTGTGCAATCTGATTCCATGAAGTTGGAAACCAACTTGTTCCTGGCCTTGGTGATAATTGAGCATCCAGACAGGTGTACCAGATGAATCTGGACACCCATCTTGTCCAACTTGGGGACAAGTTGAGCTATGGCAAAACAGGTCTTGATGTTGACCTTGCCGTCATAGCAGGGGATCGCAATCATAAGCTTGCGTCCCACCAAGTTGAAGCTCTTATCAGCCATAGAACACCGTAACACCGTTTTGGTTTGTTCCTGCGGTTCCCAGTTGGCAATAAATACCTGTATTAACTTTTATGCCTTCACCGGGCATCAAAATGCTTGAGGTAGCTGCCTGACCAGAGGTGGTTGTTGCCGCTGTATCCAGGGAGAATATCCAACGCCCACCAGATGCAGTTTGCGTTCCACCTGTACCAGAGGTAATAGTTCCTGAGTTAATGTCAGTCACCGTGTAGGTGCTAGAAGTTAAAACAGTAACGACATAGTTGCCGTTTGTTCCATACCCGCCCGTGCCAGAGGCAAAAGCTAGTCCAATAACATTACCGGTAACTAACCCGTGCGATGCTAAAGTGACCGTTATAACTGCCGCTGTGCGAGTGTAAGAAGTGATGGCCGTAGGGGTTGTAACCGTATCCCAGATGTTAATTGTCCCAGCAGAAGTTCCGCTGGTATAAATAAGACCCTTAAGACGGTTTTGTCCACTGACCGCTATGCCACTTACGTTTAAGTGGGCGGCTTTTACGTCTGTTTGCATTGGCATAATTAATCCTTTAAAAAGCGGGGGCCGAAGCCCCCTAGATCAATTACTGTTGAGCGGCAGTTGGGTTGGCAGAGCCATCACTGTCTTTTACAACATACGTCAAAGTCAATATGCCAGCACCAGAGGTGGCGGTGACGTTGGCCTGTGTAAACGTGATGATTGCGTCTGTCGTACCTACGTTGTTACACAAAACAGCAGCGGCGGCACTGTTGTTGCCAAGCAAAATATTGACGATGCCCGTGTTTGTGAACACACTTCCGTTTGCCGCTGTATTGATTGCAACAGCATTAGCGAAAAGTGCGTATGTAGGGGTGGTCGTTGCGTAGGCAACGGTGGTGTTGAACTGAGCGGTCAGAATCTGTGAGCCTGCGGGGATCGTAAAAGCAACCGTAGCCGCCGTTATGTCCGTGTACAAAATGGCTTTAGACTGAGAAACAACTGTTGCGCCCAGGTTGCGAATTGTGCCTGACGTAGCGCCAGTGGTGTTTTTAACAGTGCCCAACAACCAAGGGCCAAGGTGAGTTGCGAATCCCATGTTCAATGCTCCATGCGTTAAGGTGTATCAATCTTGCATGACAGTCAGCCGGGACTGTTTGATACACCGGGTTTCCCGGAATGCCTCATTTATACCATGTAGTTTAAACGGATACAAGAAAAAAGGGGGCTTGTGGCCCCCTTTTTTGCTTACCCTATCAGGACGATCCGGGTGAACCGAAAATGCCCAAAGGATCCGATGCGCCAAAGCTGTAACGCTCGCGGGCTTTGTAACGGACGTTGCCGGTATCAAAGTCACCATCCATACCCGTAGCCATGGGGGTGCGAACGAAATGCTTCAGGCCGTTAGGAACGTCAGTGGTCAGGAACCATGCGTTCGTATCGGTCAGGTAGTGGTTAACGCAGTAACCCTCTGCAATCGAACCATTGTTCTTCAAAGCGTTGATGTCGTTGTCGGTTGTGCCAACACGCAATTCGGTCTCCAAGAGACGAGTTGCAACGAACATCAGGTTAGGAGGAACAACCAGCTTTTTGGGCTTGGCTGCGATCAACAAACCGCGCTCATCCGTCCAGCCAGCGATCTGAATAACTGCGTTTTCCAACGAAGTTTCATTCAGGTCAGCGCCAGTGGTTGGGCGATTGCTGTTAGTGCCACCAGAGATCAGGGGGTGGGCAGTGTTACACAAGGAAACACCGTCACCGTAGGTCACCGTGGTGCTGAACGCTTGGTTCAGCACAAAAGCGGCCTTAACCTGCTTGGTATACGCCATTGCACGGGCCAAAGCTTTGGTGTAACGGGCAGACAAAGAGTCATAGAGGTTGTCCTCAATGGCTTCTTCAGTGACCGAGAAACCCATAGCAATGGTTTCGTGGTTGTAGCGGGCAGTCCAAGCTTCTTGACCATTGTCATAAGCAATAGCGGAGCCTTCGTTCTTCACCGGAGCGGCAGAGAATCCAGACAGCTTGGTTTCTTCTTCAAAAGAACGCTCTGAGGTTTCGGTCTCATAGATCTCTTTATGCTCTTCCTGGTAGGTAGCATAAGACAAACCGAACAGGGCGTTCAAGCCGGGGAGCAACTCTTTGAGTAGCTGTGCGCGTGAAATTGCCATTTCTTACTCCTTAAACACCAGTGGTGTTGTTATATTGGTGAGTGTTGATTTTCACCAACAGTTCGGTGTAAGTGTCGGCTGCGGTAGCAGTCTCAGGCACAACATCGATCACACGGATTGGGATAGTGGCGGTAGTGCCAGCACCGGTCAAGGTCACAGCGTAAGCAGAATTACCAGTGGTGGTACTGCCAGCGTTGAGAACAAGAGCCAAGTTAGTGCCAACAACGGTACGACCTGCGGAACTCATGGTAGTGCCAGAAGACACAACGGCAACTTTGAAGAGTGCCATGGGGTCATCAACAACATACGCATAAGCGAGGTTGGTGGCGGTGCTGATTGAAGCGGGGATATATTGGCTCTGAACGGTTTGGCCGCTAGAGTTCACATATTGACCGCCGACACAAACGCCAACAATTGCACCAGAGTTGGTGGTGGTTGAGAGAATCAGATAGCCGGTGCTGTCGATTTGAACCGTATCTCCAGAGAAGATAGCAGTACCAAAAGAAGCGGCAACGGGAATCTGTCGAATAGCACCAGCGTAAGGCATTCCATCAATTCTATTGATGGGTTCTAGGCCGTAGGGTGCTGAGACAGTGGGGTAAGCCATGTTTTAAGCTCCAAAAAGTTTGTTAACGTCTACCGAGACTGACCTTGGTGCTACGCTCTTTGAACATAGGCATCCGAGGATCACTCTCTCGCATGAAGTTGTTATCCACCGAGTTCATCTGCGACTCTGCCTGATTCAGGTAGTAAGCATCACGATCTCTGGCAAATTCAACCGGGGTTTTGCAAAGCAACAGGCCACCAATTTCGATGCCATCAGGGAATCGCCCGTTAGGGTTATTCATCAGGCTCAACTTTGGCTGCGTTGATGCTTTTACAGGTTCCCATCCCTCGCGGAGTTTGGAAGTAATGTTAATGTGATCGGGTTTATCAAGAGTGCTGAGCCGAATCCAACGGAAAGCCCATCCATCTTCTGGCTCCGGTTCGGGCAGAAGTTGGGGTGGCATCCATTTAGCGGGACGCTGATATTCGTTTCGTGACTCTTTGCTCCGTGGCGTTCTAACCTGCTCATCCATTTTCATTTCTCCTTAATACCGCAACCTGACGGGCGTATTCCTTGAGAGGAATATTCAACCGCTTGGCGATGCTGACTTCTGATGCTGACAATGTGATCTTTTTAGGGGCCACGCTGCGAGAAGCAGAAGCAACTACATTTGCTTTTGGGCGCTGAGACGTTTCAGCGGGCTTCTCAGAGGCAAACTTCTCTGGAAACACTTGGCGCAACCTACCATTGATGCGTTGGTAGTATTCTTCGCTTTGAGGGCTTATGCCATCCTCCAAGACCAGCTTCTCATGCAGTGCAAGAGCGTAGCCGGTCATTTCCCGATCCTGCCCAAACCATTGATTGGCGCGTTTCCAATCTTCTGCTTTGTGATCGACAGGCGCGTTTAAACTGGTTTGTACAGGATTTTCATCCACCTGTAAAGGCTTGGGTACAAAATTGTTTACACGTTCAGCCTTCATCTTGGCGGTGGTCAAGTCATCCTGAGCGTTGACCAAAGCGTCAGAGTCACCACTTTCGTAGGCGGCTTTGTATTTGATCTTGGCCTGCTCCACCTCATTGGCAACAACCTTTTTGGCTTGCTCCAATAAAGCGTTCTGACCCACATTGAGGTTGCCCTTAAGCTTTTGGTTCTCATCATGCAGGGCTTGAGCAAGCTTAATAGCTTCCTCACGCTCCCTCAGGGACGATTCTTTAGCGCGGCGCTCATCGTGATATGCCTTGTGGAATTCACGAATCTTGTTGCGGTCACGCTTGCTGTAAGAGGCTAACTCCTCATCGGTAGGATCCTCCGGGGGCGTGTCCATGGGTTTTCTGCCACGGTCTTCTTCCGGGGTATCGTCAACGACTTCAATCTCATCATCGTCTTCCTCTGGAGTTGAATCCTCCACAGGCACAACTTTGCTCCCAAGGCGAGATTTTTTCTCCTCAGCCTCATCGGGAAACTCAAACTCAACTTTTTCCATGATTCATTTCCTCATGCGCGAGTTATTCCGCGAGGATCTTGGACAACACCTTCGACAGAGTCATCATTGATCATTCGGAATTCTTTTCCATGAATCTTGATCCGGGTTCCTGTGTTGGGCCGGACAAGGACAAAATCACCAACTTTGCATGAAGGGCCAGATGGGAATCGCTTCTCATCTGCGTAGGCATCAGGGCCAAGCTTCACGACAAAAAGCACCGGGGACAGCACCTCTTCGTAATGCACGGTCTGATTGGCCTTTACAAGGCCACTCTCATACTCTTCGTTGATGTCGGGCAACACACACAAGATGTGGAATGTTGCTGGTTCAGGCAGTTGCTTTGCCTTTTCATCTGCCGTTTCAGGCAGAACTGATACTGGCCCTTGCGGATCAAGCGTCTGTCCTATAAGGATTTCAGTCATCTATGAATTTCTCCAAGCGTTGTTCAAGGTCGTTGATGATGGATTGTGCGAACAGTAGACCCCGAATGTGGCCGCACACTTCTCGGTATGCCGGGTAATCTTGCGCAGACCCGGAACCCAGACTCTCTGAAAGACCCTGCTTTCTCTCCTCAAGCTGTTGAGTGAGATACGACAGGATCTTGTACTCTTCATTCATTTTGTGCCTCGTTTAAACAGATCAACCTGAACCTTTTGGTTGTTTTGGCGGGTCTGCTCTTGGATCCGCGCCATTTCAATCTGCGCCTGCGATGCGGCCTTTTCTTTGTCTAAGGCCAGCTTTTGCTGGGCAATTTGAATATCTGATTGCACCTTCTGCGCCTTTGCTTGGACTTCTGTACCGCGCAGTTGAAGCTCTTGCTGTTGCATCTGAATGAGTGGGTCTTGAGCCTGCTGCTGAGCTTGTTGTTGCTGAGCTTTGGACTTGTTGAGTTGGAGAACCTGGGCAGAGCCTTGCGCGACCAGCCTGGAGATTTGGACTTCGACATCCTCGGGGAGTTGTGCGTCTGGGGCGGGCAGGGCCACGCCAATTTGCTCCTCTACCTGACGGCGGTATTGGAATGCCAGATGCTCGGCAATATGCGCCATTGCCTGTGCCTGCATCTTCTGAGCCATGGGGTTCTGTCCAATCTGAGCGGCGATGGATGGATCCTGCATGAACGCAGTGTGAGATCCGATGTGGGCTTCGTGATCTTGGTAGATAAACGCTTTGGTTGGCTTTCCGTTGAGGAATGCCATGTTTTCGCTGATTGGATCTTTCGGGGTTTGATCGTCTTCCGTGGGAACCAGCTTGTCTGCGTTGGTGACACCCAACACCTCAATCATTTGACGGTGGAGTTGGGGTAGGTTGTAGATCTGCGGGGCTTGAGCGGCCAACTGCATCACAGCCTGATACTGCATGATCCTCTGCGCCATCGTGCTGGAGTTGGGATCAGAGACCGGGATAACCTCGACCATGTCGTAATCCGACTGCTTGGCCTTGCGGTCACCTTCAATGGGATCGTAGTCGTATTGCTGGGGGGTGTAGTCGCGGATGATTTCTTTGAGCAGTTTAAACTCCTGCTTCATTGAATAATGCACCCGCGCCTGCACGGCGCTCATGGTCTTGAGGGTTCTCTCCAACAGTGCCAGCGTGGTTCCAACCGGGGCATTTGCACTCATGTCGGAGATGTTCATGTCCGATATGGCCCCAAGTCTACGGCCCTCTTCGGTGATCTTTTCCAGCAAAGACATCAAAACTTGGCTTGGCTCCTTGTATGGGAGCGTCATCACGTTATCTTTGATGGCCCCACTGGGGACATCCACATCCCTAAATTCACCGGGCTGGATGGGGGTGTCATCTCCTTTGATCCGCATTCCACGGGCTTTTAAGCCGCCAGGGAGGTTGGACAGTGTTCCTGCATCCACCAATTGGCGAATGATTGAGGTTCCTGCGCGGGCGTATCCACCAATGATGTGGATCAGTCCCAGCCCATAAAAACCAAAACCGGGGATGTAGCAGTAGTCAACGAAGTGTTGTCTGCGGATTTTGAGAGGATCTTCAGGATTCCAATTGCGGCGAATTGCCAACACCTCATTGGTTCCGCGCTCGACTGTGATGACATATGGAAGGGCGATTCCGGTCTCTTCACCATCCTCATCTTTGTCTTCATATCCCTCAATCTCCATGTCCACATGGACTTCTAGGAGTTGGTAGCGGTCATCATCTGAGGCTTTATAGCCCTGCTGATCGGCCTTTTTCTTTTCAATGTCGGTCAAGACATTGATGGGGTCACCCAGGTCAATATCGCGGTAGAAACCACTGACCTGAAGCTTACGGATCTCATTCTTGGTCTTGCGCATTATGTGGGTAACACGCTCTGCCACCTTCAGGTTTGATGTTCCGTAGGGAACGATCACATCCTCTGCGGGGATGAAGATGGAGACCTGACGGCCAAGGGCCGGGTCTTTGTATACCTTTTTGAAAGCTGATCCAGCCAGACCCAAAGAGAAGAGCATGCGCTCATGCTCCGGGCGGTACTCTGGCATTTCTTCGGTCATCTTATAGTTCATGTCTTCACGAACCCGAACTGCCGCTTCTTCTTTCAATTGAGAGATTGCACCAATGATCTGGGTCTTGACCGGGCCTTGGGCCGGGAATGTCTCCATGATTGACTCAGATTGAAAGCGAATGGCCGCTTCGGTTAGAACTGTGGAATAAACACCACAAGCTCCTGACCAAGGCTCCGTGCGCTCCTCATATTTAAGGCCAAGAACCTCCAAGCCTTTAACGAATGTGTCTGCCCAATCTTTGCGGCTGTCGATGTCTGCGGTGACAAGCTCCAAGAGTTCAGAGCCAACGGTGGCTAAGGCTCCTTCATCCATTTCTTCTGCCAGATTGGCATCAAAATCATCGGAGGATTCACCCTCTGGCTCAAGCTCAATGGTGATGCCGCCGCCTGAGATCACCATGGAATCGGGATTTTCAACCTCAATTTCAATATCAGGCTCCTCTGAGGCGATGCCCATGCTTATATTGGAATAGAGAGCTTTATCAATGTTGGTTGCCATACAAATCCTTAGTAATAGGTCATTTTTCTGTGATACATCGGCTCATCAGCTTCATCTGAACTGATAGCGATGAATCCACCTCGTCTGAACCGCAGCAACGCCTGACTTGATGCATCCACAAGGTCATCGTGGTCTCCATTTGGGAATGAGGCCAACTCTTCCATTAACTCATCGGCCCATCTTGTTTCTGGACACCAGACAACT